CTGCGTCACGCTCGGCTACGACTTCATCAACCAACGCGCCACCGTCACCTTCGACGCCAAAACGGTGAAGGAGCCATCCAAGTAACTCCAATCTCCCAGCTCCACGCTCCACGCTCACTCATGATCCCAAAGAACCGACCACAGCAAAAACGCGCAGACACCTTGAAGCAGCTCGCTGCTCTCAAGGTGAGCGATCCCGTCTGCCTGGTCGGCATCAGAGGATACTTCCGCGACACCATCGGGGCGGTCGGAAAGAACGATCTCAACCGTTTCGATGATGCCATCATTTTGGTCAGCCCGAATGTGCATGCGGCGTGGAATGCCAACGTCGATCCGTCTCGCCTCGGCTACAACGCCAAGGCCGGCAAACAAATGGCGCAACTTGCGCCGGGGGTCTACCGCTACAAACTCGGCAAGCACGGCATCCGGCGCGGCAATCCCTACAAGGCGCTGGTCCAGGCGGGTCCGGTGACAGTGCTTCGCGGCGAAGACAAAGAGACCGGCTACTTCGGCATCAACATCCATGCCGGCGGCAACAACCCACTGCGCACCGAATCGGAAGGCTGTCAAACGCTCCCTGGTCGCCCCGGCCAAGCGGGCAGCCAATGGCAATCCTTCATCTCCCTGGTCGAAAGCGAAATGCGCCGCAACAACGCCAAAACCGTCAGCTACGTCCTGACCCATCCCCGCAAAGACATCTCCTAACTCGTCACTCGTCACACGTCACTAACCACTTCTCCTTATGGCCAAAACAATCGGACAACTAACCCAAGCAACCACCCTCGCATCCGGCGACGAGTTCGTCATCGAGCAGAGCGGACTGACCAAGCGTGTCGCTGCATCCGTTGTGCGCGGCGGACTGGTCAATGCGGACATCGACGCGGCGGCTGCTATCGCCTTCAGCAAGCTTGCCGCTCTCGACAGCGCCAACATCCTCGTCGGCAACGGCAGCAACGTGGCGACCAAGGTTGCCGTGACTGGCGACGTGACGATCAGCAATGCTGGTGTGACGGCGATTGGAAGCAGCAAGGTTGTCACGGCGATGGTCAACGATGCGGCGATTACTCCCGCTAAAATGGCGCAGCCGCTCACGCTCGCCACCGCCCAAGCCACCACCAGCGGCACCAGCATCGACTTCACCGGCATCCCGTCTTGGGCGAAGCGGATTACGGTGATGCTTAATCAAGTAAGCACCAACGGAACGAGCATACCGATTTTGCAGATAGGCGACTCTGGGGGCATTGAGACAAGCGCGTATTCTTCAGTCTGCGCTGGCGCTGCGACTACACCGATTGACACAACGCGCGGCGGATCATCATCCGATGGATTCCGCTTAACAATAAATGCTCACGCCGCCGCAGACTTAATTACAGGCAAAATTGATCTGATAAACATAAGCAGCAACAATTGGATCGCCCAAGGCGCGATCAACACAGCATCTGTTTATGTAGCATCGGTTGTTGGCTCAAAGTCACTTTCCGACACCCTCGACCGCGTCCGCCTAACCACCGTCAACGGCACCGACACCTTTGACGCCGGTTCGGTCAACATCATGTATGAAGGCTAACATCTAAATGCCCTTAGAAAGCCCCATCCTCAGAGACGGTGACGCCGGATTCGCTGGTTATGCCAGCCGAATCAATCCGGTTACGCTGCCTGCTGGCATGCTCCAGCTCTCGGAGAACATGCGGCTTGATCGCGGAGTGGCGGTGACGCGCAAGGGTGCCAAGCGCATGGCGGATGCCATCAGCGTGGCCAGCTCGCCGCTCACGGTGCCCTTTGTGCTGAACCCTGCGCCTAACGCGCCGGTGGTGCAAAGCGTCTACAGCGGCGGCATCTTTGCGGCCAGCGTCTACCGCTCACCCGACCAAGTGCAGTCTGCCGAGATCGTTGTGCTGGCGGGCGGCGACCGTGCTTACACGATTCTCTTGGACGACAACCAATCCTTCGCCGGCGTCTGGGCGGGCGGCTTTCTGGTCACTGACACCGGAGAGGAAATCGTAGACGAGAACGGCGACACCATCGTCATCAGTGTCTTGCCTCAAGAGCTTGCCTACCCGACATCACCGGACGAGGTCATCGAGCCGACCGACACCATTTCCATGACGCAGGCCAACGACCGCCTCTACCTCTTCCGCGAAGCCGACGCCTCGCGCCCCGGCTGGGTGATTAAGAACGTGACCACCGGCGGCATCACGGTGGCGTCCACCACAGCAACCGTCAACCTCACCGGCCACGGATTCCCCGCTGGCGCCCGCGTGCGCATCGAGGGGAGCAATGTCGCGGCCTTTGACGGCGTGGAATACGACATCGCCACGTCCTCCACCAACAGCTTTACCATCACCGTGCCGAGCGGCACCGCGACCGACGCCACGACCAGCGGCCGCACCATCCGCCGCGTCAAATGCCCTCTTTACTGGGATGGTATCGCAACGTCCTTCGTCCGCAGCCCCGCAGGCGTGCCCGCCGCTGGCCCGACCTTCAAGACCATGCGGAGCACGCCTTGGGGCACCTACGTCAACAACCGCCTCGTCCTGCCTGACGGCAAGAACAACGTGCTCATCTCGGACATCCTCGACGCCAACACCTACGATCCGTATTGGCAGTCGTTCCGCGCCGGTGCGGGAAGTAATGACTTCGTCGTCGCGGTGCATCCGTGGGTGGAGAACAGCTTCCTCGTCTTCTGCCGCAAGAGCATCTGGCTCGCGGAGGTCAACCAATTCGCCAGCGTGGACGGCGCCAGCACGGCCATCGACACGGCACTCAGTAAGCTCACGCTCCTCACCGACGAGGTCGGTTGCGCGGCCCGCCGGTCCATCGCCACGGCGGGGCAGTTTGTCTATTTCCTCAGTGACTCCGGTGTCTACCGCCTCGACAGCCGCCTCGACCTTAAACTTCGCGGCGACACCAAGCCGCTCTCGGACCCCATTGCCAACCAGCTCGACGACCTCAACGCCACGCTGGTCAAGAACTCGGTGGGCCTCTGGTATAGCAACCGCTACTATCTCGCCGTCCCGCTGGCCGGTGCCGACAACAACAACGGTGTCTTCCTCTACAATGCGCTGAACGACCAGTGGGAGACCCGCGACATCTACGGCTTCGGCGTGGATGACTTCGTAGTGGCAACCCGCGCCAACGAGCGCCGCCTCTTCGTCAGCAACAAGGCCGGTCGCCTCATGCTGCTCGACGAGATCGAGGAAGGCGACCAGTCGCCGGACGTGCAGGCCGATGTCATCACGCCGGTCCCCGGCCGCATCGTCACCCGCCGCTATGGCATGGGCAGCATGACAACGAAACGCTTCGTCCGCAGCCTCGCCGATGTCGTCCTGCCCAACACCGGCTCGGTCACGGTCAAAGCCATCACGATTAACCCAGACGCAACCATTACGCTGGTGCCCGGGCAGACCAACACGTCCGGCTTGGCGGAAGACTACACGCTAAAGCAACCGATCCGCGCCAAGGCACACTACGCCGAACTGGAATTTCTAACCACGGCCAACCGGCCCGAAATCCGCAACGTGAGCATCGAGGCCGCCGGCCCGAGCAACCCGCCGACTGAGACAAGGAACGCAGCGTGAGGAAAGACTAAGAGACCAAAAGACTAAGAGACTAAAAGACTATGGCAACTGTAACAGCATCCTACAACTGGGTCAGCGGCGAGACCGTGACCCCGACCAAGCTCAACTCGACCGCCGCACCGACTGTCGTTGTCGCCGACAATGAGGTCACGACCAGCAAAATCTTGGACGCGAACGTGACCACGGCAAAGATTGCTGACGCCAATGTCACGGCCGCAAAACTCGCCAGCAATGCCGTCGAGACGGCCAAGATCGCTGACGATGCCGTGACCAACGACAAGCTCACCCTCGCCGCCAACGCAGGTGAAATCAAAAAGGCGCTCAACGCCGACAACTCGCCGCCGATCTATGCGTGCAGGGCTTGGGTCAATTTTGATGGGACAACCGTAACCAATGTCGGCGGTGAGGACCGCTGCACTATTCGGGAAAGCGGAAACGTCAGTAAGGTTGTTCGCAATGCAACTGGACGATTTACCGTTCACTTTACAACTACAATGCCAGACACAAGTTACTGCATTGTTGGCACCGCTTCAGTTGATGGAACGTGGGGCGTTAGTGGAACTGCAAAATATGTAGGTAGCGAAGCACAGGCAAGTCAGCTTGTTGGAAGTTGCGTAATTGGCTGCTTTGGTGCGCCCAACATGTCAAACGCCACAATTATTTCCGCGGCATTCTTCCGCTAACCACCCACCACCATGCCCATCTCCATCGAAGCAGATCCAACACTCGCCCAAGGCTACATCAAGGTCAACGAGACGACCGTCAACGGCACCGACACCTTCGACGCCGGCGAGGTCAACATCATGTATGAGGGCTAAGAATGCTGCCATGGCAAAGCGCAAAACACTGGTGGGACAACCACAGCACGCAAGACTTCTGGGAAGCAGTCGGCGAGCATCTGTCGGCGGGCTATGTGTGGAACAGCCCAAGCTGCTTCATGCTGGCCAAAGCCTGCCGCTGGAATGCGGAGGAGCAAGCCTTTGAAAGCGGTGAAGCTAACTGCTGGTTCGTCACTTTGGCTGCTGGCGCTGCTGGCACAGACCCTGTGCGGGAGTGTCTGCGCGTGGCGCCGCATCCGCAGACCTTTGTGGCATGGTGCCGACGTGGGAGCTTTGAGCCGCGAGTCTACGATTGGGATAAACTAATTAAGAAAACAGGAGGATAATACTATGGGAGGAAAAGGACCAAGCATGCCAGCGCCGCAACCAGTGCCAGCCGCACCGGCGCCGATTGATTACGATAAGATGGCCGCAGCGAGCATTCGCGTGGCCCAAGCTCAGACCGCAGCCGAAGAGGAAGCGATCAAGCGGCTTTACCCTGAGTATATCCGCATGCAGTTCGGCACGGCGGATCAACTCGCCGGCCGTCTGGACAATGATTACCTCGCCCGCACACGCGGTGTCATCGGCGAGGAGCTGCAAGCGGCTTCGGTGCCTAATGCCATCGAGGCGATGTTGCAGCGGGACGCAGAGGCGGAGCTGGCTCTTGGCCGCTCGCTCTCACCGGAGCAGACCCGCGAGGCGACCCAGTCGGCGCGTGCTGCCATGGCAGCGCGTGGCCTCGGCACCAGCATGGCGGGAACGGCAGCGGAGATTCTGAACAGGGATGCCTACGGCACGGCACGCCAAGATCAGCGGCGAGCGTTTGCCTCGGGTGCGAACCAGATGGATCTGGCGCGCAGGCAGCGGCGAGTTGGTCTCGGCGGGATGTATCTGGAGACTGATCCGTATCGTCAGGCGCTTGGACCGGCCTTTGGTCTCGGCGGCGATACGCTGCGCACCTCGCAGAATCAGGTGAGCAATATCTTTAACTCGTCCCTCGGGCAGGCCGGCAACGTCGCTTCGTTCAATACCAACATGGGCATGAACCTGCGGAACAGCGCGCTCAACAACAATGCCGCCATGCAAGGCGCAGCCATGCAAGCAGGCGCCATGCGTGACGCCGGGATGATGGGCATGTTCGGCCAGATCGGCAGTTCGATCTTCTCGGACAAGCGCATGAAGACCGACATCAAGCCGGTCGGCAAGGCTGGCAATGTCCTGGGGCTGACCGCCTACGAGTTCCGCTACAAGGGCGACAAGGAGAAGCATGTCGGATTCATGGCGCAAGACGTGAAGAAGGTGCTGCCCGAAGCCGTCGAAGAGGTGGACTACAAGGGCAAGAAGCGTCTGACCATCAAGCCCGCCGTGATCGGCGCGGCCATCGCAGAACAACTATCCCAGGCCAAAGCCGCCTGACCAACCAAGGAGAACTATCATGTTTGCATATAACCCAGGAGTCTACGACCAGAGCGGGCAAATCCTCGCCGACAGCACAACCAGAACCGCGGCGATCAACGCGCAGATGCTCAACGACCTCGGCAAGAACATCGGCTCCGGCATGAAGAAGGCGGCATCGGCTGCAGTCGGATTCGCCACTGGCGGACCCGCCGGTGCGGCCATGGCCATGAAGGGCGCGAACGAAGAGGGCGGCAGCTTCCTTGATACCATCGTCAGCTCGTACGCCAAAAAAGAGCAGGACAAAAGCGACAGCAAGATCTACGGCAACCTGATGAAGATCGTAGCGCCGGCATTCGGTAAGGACGGCGACTCGCTGCTCGAGCAGTGGAACAGCCTTGAGTCGGACTCTGACAGGGCGAGCTTCGGCAGCTCGCTGCTCGGATCGCTTGGCACGATCAGTAATATGTACATGGCGAAGGGTCGCATGGGTATGCAGCAGCAGGGTCAGCAGATTCAGCAGAATGCGCCGATTCGCAGGGCGCAGGTGAATGCCGCCGCTCAGGCAGCAGCCGGCCAGCAGCGCATGACCACACTTCCTTCTGGCATCAACCCCGACGTTATTCCCTAACCTATGCCCCCTCGCAAAAAAGTTATAGGCTACGACCAGCAGACTGGTCAGGCGATCTACGAAGAGGCGCTGCCGTCTCCGATGCAAGACGACCCGCTCGCGCCGCTTCCGGCCGTTGATACGGTTCCTCTAGACGAAATGGACACGATGAATGGCGTGTCAGCCGATCCTTATGCTGACGCTCCTGTTCCGCAGGACGTTGCTGACGATGTCGCCGCCATGGAACTCCCGCAGACTGGCGTGGGCTTTGACTTTAATTCGATCAACGTGCAGACCCGCGAGGACTTTGACCGCTTGCCCCCGGAGCAGCAGGAATTGCTCAAGGCGATGAAGCGTGGCGTGCAGTTCACGCCGGAGTCGGCCGCTCAATTCATCACGTCGCAGATGACCCGCCAGCAAAAGCTGGCAGACGAAACATCCAAGGCGCAGAACGATCCCCGCGGTCAGGCCATCGCCAAGCAGCAGGCGCAACAAAGCCAGTCCGCATTGGACAGCGTGCAGAACATGCGCCAGACGGTTACCGACCTTATGGAGCACCCCGGGTTTTCCGGTTCTGTCGGAGCGAAAAACCAATCGTATCTCTTCGGGCTCAAAAGCCAGCCGGTCGCCGGGACAAAAGAAGCAGACTTCAAGGCCATGCTTGATCAGGTGCAGGGTGGTGCGTTCTTGCAGGCGTTCCAAAGCCTTCGCGGCGGCGGTCAGATCACTCAGGTCGAGGGCGAGAAGGCCACGCAGGCCATCGTCCGCGCGCAGCAGTCGCAGAGCGAAGAAGGTTTCAAGAAGTCGATGAATGACTTCCTGTCGGTCTTGGACAAGGCCGAGAAGCGCGCCACGAGCGGCGAGATTGTCCAGCAGCCATCCACGCCGGCCGCCACAGCAGCGGCCCCGCGTCCGACCAAAACCATCAGCGGAATCGTTTGGGAAAAGGGAGACGACGGCAAATGGTATCGGAAGCGCTAGACGGTCTAACCGACGAACAACTCGCAGACCTCGAGCTGCAGGAATCGGGGCTGGTCAGCGGCCAGAACGAGGGCGCCATCGCGTCTACTCCGTTTGCCAAGCGGATGAATCCGCAGCCTGCCCCGGAGCCAGAGCCAGAGGCGCCTGTCGCCTTGTCCGACTACGAGCTGAACAAGCTGGAGGAGGAGAACTACCGTCGCACCGACTATGTCATGACGCCGCAGGAGTTCGACCAGTATTGGGACCGGCGCGAGAAGGAAGACAACGAGGTCGGCCGCTTTCTTGATGGCTTGGGCCAGGGTGCTGCGGGACTTGTCGGCATGGTGCCGGATGCGGCGAACGAAATCAGCGGAGCGCTGATCCGTGGCGTCCAAGACCCCATCGGGCAGGCCAAGCAAAACATCCAGACCGGCGCGGAGATCATCCGCAAGGGCGGCATCAACTTGGTGCAGCTCTTCGACTGGGTGAGCAATAAATACGACGACCTCGCCACCAGCAGCAAGCGCGCCGAGGCGATCAACGCCGGTATCCGCTCGCAGCTCGAGGCCGATGGACGCCTCACCGGCGACCGCGAGCGGGACGAGCAGATTTACCAAGCGGCACTGGTCGAGGCGCGCGATGCCGGAGCCTACAAGCCTACCGCCGATCAGGTGCGTGAGGATCGTGGCAAGGCTTACGAGCGGTATGTGCGCGAGAAGTCTTTGGAGCGTGACTTCGCTGCTGTCTCAGATTTCAAGACCGGCGAGAGCCAGATGTCGGCGCCGACCTCCGCAGAGGACTATCAGATCACCGACGAGAAGCCGCTGCCGACCGTCTCAACACTGGGCTCCATGGTTGTAGATCCGGTCAACTTGGTGCCGCTTGGCGCAGGTGCTTTGAGCAAGGCGCGTGTGCTGCGCCGCATCGCCAATCTTTCCGAGAAGCCACTGCTGGGCGCCGAGCGTGTGGCCAGCGGTCTGGCCGATACCGCCGAGCGCATCGAGCTGGGCATCTCCACACGTCTGCAGGACATCACCGGGCTGACCTCAAAGCAGCAGGCAGCACTGGGCGCCGGCATGGCTGGCACAGCGGTCTATGTGGACAGCGCAACCGAGGGCGGCGGCGGACTGACCAAGGCTGTCATGATGGCGGGCGGTATTCTTCCAACCTTACACTACGGCGGCGCGCTGCTGCGCAAGGTCGGCTCCGCGGCCGGCGGCACGGCGACCATCGTGCGCGAAGCGGGAGTCGGCGGACTGGGCGTGGCCCGCG